TCTGGGTGCGGATTTGCGACTGGCTGTAAAGCGTCAGCGTGCCTGCCTTGTTTACAAACATCGGTGCAAACTCCGAGTTCGAGACCTTGGTCAGTTCTGACGATGCTGTGGGTGCGTCGGGTGTGAGCGCCAGCACGTCGGATGCGGGGCTTGCCGGGGTGGACACCAGCGACGTTGAAAACTGGGTGTTGCCGATAATGCGGGTTACACGCGCCGAAGTTGTCTCAGGGTATTGGGCGTCGCCCAGACGCACAATGTCTTGGATTTGTGCTTGTGTAAGTATTGACGGGATGAGGGCTAACTGTTGGAACTCGCCACGGCCCAAAGAAAAGGTCTCATACGCCAAGACGGCGACCCCTGCGTTGTCGGATCTTGCGCTGGTGACGTCAATGCCGTCGATGTAAATCTTGCCTGCCCCTGTGCCGTTGTTGTATGTAAACGCAAAGTGGTGAGGCTCAGAAGGTTCATACCGGGCTGTGGTTTCCCATTTGTAGGTCCTGATTGTGTTATTGAAGGTCACAAAGAACTTGCCATAATCAGTGCCGTTGACGTTGGTGTCTAAATACATCTCAAGCGAACCGCCGAACATGTTGCCGCCGAACTGCGACGCCAGCGTGTCAGCCGAAGTGCCTCGACACCAATACATAGCCGTAAACGAACTGGTCGTGCTTGGTGCCACGTTTACAAGTCCGCTAGTGGCTGCGCCTTGCGAGAAGTCCGAGCCAAGAGACTGCGACGGCAAACCTGTGGCTATGCGGGAACCGGGGAAAGCGGTGCCAGATGGTACGAGCAACTTTGACGGGGCAGAGCCGCTATCGACGAGCGTTAGGTCGGCTGAGCGGTACCAAGTAATCGGGTCGTCTAACTCAAAGTAATGCCGTGGTGAAAAGCCAAGAATGTACGGGCGTGCCCAGTCGGCTGGCATAGACGACGAGCCAAGCAGCTGCAACGCGTCAAAGCATCGAAGGGTTACCGTCGAGTCTTTGCCTGCGTCAGTCCACTCGGGTGGCCACCCAGCGATAAAGCCACGAAACACGTCGTAGGTAGTACCCAAGTGGGTGGCGCGTATACGGATTTGGCGACGCGGGAGCAGGTTGCCGTAGTACGGGCCTGTCGTGTTGAACGGGTCAAAGCGTCGGTCACGGTTAGACAACACCACCGTGGCGGAACCGTCCGCTTGCAGCGTCCAGTCGTCTGGGACGCCTCGAGAAATCTCCATCCCGCGCACATACGAAGTCACGTCAGTCCATGTTGGCGACACCACATAAGGGCCGTCTGTAAACGCAATCTCAACAACAGCGACCGGGTACGGCATCAGCGGTCACCACTACGACGGCTGTACGCGTCCATTACTTTGGCGACTTCACGACCAATGGCGACAGGGTCACCGACACCCGTTTGCACAGTGATGTTTACACCGCTACCGCCGTAACCCATTTGAGCAAGTTTGGACAATGGGATAACTGCTTCAGGTTCCCCACCCTCGCCGACCATTGCCAAAGTTGGGCTGCTAATAATGCCGCCGTTTGCTAGCAACGGGATGTCAGGCACGTCGAAGCCTTTACCACCTAAGCCGAAGGGAACCCACGACGGAGCCTTGAACGACAGTTTGCCGAAAGTGTTATTCCACAACCGGGCGATTCCGTTGAAGATGGTTTTGACCACTCCGAGCATGATGTTGAACTGCGGAATAACAACGTTCTGGATCCAGTATTTGATCCCGCCAAAGACTGCGTCGACGATTTTTCTGAAACCCTCAAACCGTTTGTATGCGACAACAAGGCCGACAACCAGCGCGGCTATGCCAGCTGCAATAAGCGCAATAGGGTTGAGCGCCATAGCAATGTTTACAGCCGTAATCGCTACAGCCATAGCGGCGATGGCAGCCGCTATCGCTAGGAAGGCGTCGGGGTTTTCCGAAGCCCAAGCGGCAAACTTTTGCAACGCTGGCAAAGCCTTTTCCACACTCGGCAACAAGGCTGCACCGATAGATTCTTTTGTCTCGTCTAGCGACACCTTCAACCGGGCGAATTGTCCTGCTGCGGTGTTCGCTGCCTGAGTTGCTGCGCCCTTGGTAGTTTTGGCAAGTTTTGCCATGACTTGCTGAAAGGTTGCCCCGTCCTTGATCATCTCACGGTATTCGGGAGCCAATCGACTAAGCGCGGCAAGGTTGCCTCCGTAAGCGCGCTCCAAGCTCTGAACGACGGTCTGCAGCGGCTTGCCTGTGGCTGCGCTTATGTCAAGCGCTTGATTCAACAACGCTTGGGCTTTTGACACATCGCCAGTAGCTCGAGCCAACTTGGCGAACGCAGGACGAAGCTCCGAATCGGTCACGCCAAGCAATTGCCCTTGCAAAGTGATGTAGTCCTCCACGGCTGCAATCTGGGCATCGGTTGCCTTGGTGGTTTTGCGCAGATTATTTGCAAGCACGTCTTGTGCAGCGGCATCCTCGATGGCTCCCTTTGTGGCGTCAAACAGGCCCGCAGCGACAGCACCAAGGGCAGCGGTGGCAGGCACTAAGGCTTTCTTCATTACGAAGCCAGCCTTCTTGGATGCACCTTCTAACTGGCTGAACTCTTTTTTGACTTTGGAAAACGCATTAGCGCCGGTGAACTCGGCAATGATGGGGATACTTACGGCCATTACTTCACCTCTTTGTTGACACGGTCAATGACCCTGAGAACTGCTTTTTCCATAGCGTTTTGGACTTGGCTTTGACGGCTAAACAACGACGGTCCAAGAATACGGGTGCGATTCGGGCGGAGAGGCCCAAGGGCGTCACCGAGACTGTTTACGCTTGCTCGTCCTGCCGTCTCAAAGATTGCGGTACCTGCGTCTCGCTGTTCCAACAGAATTACAGCCGTACGGCGGCGATCGCTGTCTAAACGGATTTTGAGGTTACGCGCCGCTTTGGCTGGGTTATACGGAAAGACTTTACGGCCGTTAGTTTGCCAATTACGTGCCATTCCTGAAAGTGGCACTCCAATATTCTGATAGCGGCGCTGAGCCTCAGTGATGGCGGGCTGTGCAATCTCTGTTGCTTCAGCTGCGAATTGTTTACGCAAACCCGGCTCAATTTTGTTGAGCGCTCGAATGGCGTCATTAGCACCGACTATTTCCGTTCTAATGTTTGCGACCACGTTTTGTCTCTTTTGCTTGTTCGTTCAACACATCTACCACAGTGGCGAGGTCACGTGTGTCGAAGTCTAAATTAGGAGGCCACCACCCGGTAACGACGAGCACTTCTGCTAGTCGTCGTGAGTAGGAGCCTTTACGGAAGGGTTTGCGGGTTCCTCGTCAACAATCTCAATGCGATCCAGCTTCTTGATGTAATCGTCAAATGACAACGGCACAGTGATGGAATGTTGTTTACACGACTCGTACGCAAGGAACGCTAGGTGTTCCATGGCAATACCTTGAGCCAGCTCGGACGCTTTTACCTTGAACTTGCGCTCGAGTGCTACGACTGTAAACAGATTGGTTTCAACCTGATACGTGTCGCCGCTCGATTCAACGATTTGCATTTTGATTTTCATGTGTTTCTCCCTATGTGATGTTTACGGTGCTGTGACGTCGCGCGCCCAAGTGCCACCAACCCATGTGAGGTCTACGGTGGCTAATTCGCCCACGGTTGAATTGATTACAGGTGCGTTAGCCAGCATGCAGTTCAGGATGGTGTATTCGGGATTGCTGGCTGACTCGGTCGTGCCAGATGGGCTAATCACCAAAGTGGTGTTTCCCTGTCCGACTGCAGCTGCAAGCAATGGCTCGATTTCGCCTGTGCCGTAGCTAAGGAAAAGAGTCATTGAAACTTCAACAGATTGAAGGCCGCCGACGAACTTGTGGCCAGTGTCGCCGAAGGCTGTCACTTCAAGTTCGTCTTGCCCGATGGTCAAGGTGAGGGCGGTGCACTGATCAGACACGTCGTATGAGGTTGCACCTTGCGTGATGTTCACGGTTGCGTTGCTGAGGAAAGTTGTAGTTGCCATTGGTGTCTCCTATTGGCGTTTGACGGCCACACGTACTGTGAGGTCGTAGGTTGGTAGTTCTTGCCCACCGACTGACACCACACCGGGTGACAAGTCAGTGACGGCAATCGCCGAGTTCATTATTTGGTCAGCGATTGTCATTAGGTAATCGCCAGCGTCTTGGTTGCCCGGGGGTGGGGCCAAGACGCGGCAACGGAGTGTGATGTCTCCCACGTTGTATGTAAACGAAGAAACAGTCGGAAGTTCAATAAAGACAGACAGCGGGCGGGCGTTGCGCGGGTCGGTGACAGGCTTCAAGCCGAGCGCCGTGAGCGCAGTTTTGACTGCGTTTACAGCGTCCACAAGGATGCCTGATGCTGCCATTACGCAACCTGCGCTCTGCCACAGCCAAGCAGCTGCATGATGCGGCCCAAGGTGGCTGACGGTGAAGCGGTGATACCCATCGAGTCAAACGACGCAAACGAGTCCACTGATCCGCGCTCGCGGTAAAGCGTGGCGGCATACATGACGGTCCCGAGTTTGACGTCGGCGCTAGGCACCGTGGTCATTGAGTCGATGTATCCAGCCTCACGACGCTTGCGATAACACCAAGCGTTGCTGGCGTTTACACAAACAGTGACGAAGGCTGTGTCGTTAGCGGTGGCAACGTCAATGCCGAGCCATGAAGTGACATCGGCTGCGACAATCCACGACACCGACTGCGTATACGTCAAAGTCCCAGACTCGGCCTCGTATGCCACGTCGGCTCCGTTGTTTACATAGATGACTTGGTTTTGGCGTGGGATGTCATAGTCGAAGACCAGATACCCCTCGTCGTCCACGCCGTCCAAATAAAACGGTTCGGTTGAGATAACTGTGGCTGTGGCGTTGAAACCAGTGAGTGCTACAGCTGCAACCGTGACGGAGTCGCCCGGCTGAACCTCGGCGTCGGTAAGGGTCTGGACAGCCGCGTAGTTGTCTACGCGTCGCACATGCGTGATAGTGCTTACTGCCATCTGAGACCCTTTCCCGAACTACCCGTGGATCAGACGAAGTTGAACTTGACGAACTTGCTGGAGTCAATCATCAACGCTGCGAAGTAACCGCGGAAAGCGATTGTGCGAGACAGCGTCGATGGTGAGTCAATGCTGATTGCACCCTTTTGCTGTTCAAACAGTTCGTAGCCAGATGCGTCGCCAACAATGCAGGTTGCGCTTGCGAAGTTGCGGTCTACGACGACCTGCAAGCCGAAAGCGTTGCCGTTGTACTGACCAGGTGCCAAGTCGCCAAAGGCGTTCATTGGGCCCACCTGTGGGAACAGTGGGCGCTTGCTGGAGTCAGACAATGCCAAGAGGTCCTGCCAGATGCCGGGGGCAACGAACAAGTGAGTCGGCAAGTTGCCGTTTGAAGACGACAAGATTGTTGACGCTGCTGCTGCAATGCCGGCTGCCCATACGGATGGGTCGTCGGTGTCTGCTGCGGTGAAGTTCTGCGTAACAGTTGCACCAGTTGCAAGGGTGTCTGCTGCGTAGTTGTCGGTTGCGTTTGCGTAGATACGGCCCATGTCGTCAAGCACAACGCTCAAGATTGCTGGGTCCGACCAGTCGATGTCGGCTTCCGAGATGTTTACATAACCACCAAAGATTTGCTTGGTCACTTGGTTGTTGAACACAACCATGGTGCCTGCGGTTGGTGACTGCTCAGCAATGGATGCGCCGATGCTGGTGTGTGTGGTCACTTCTGGACGGATGAACACCTTGCCACCTGCGGGCATTGCACGTACGCCGACTGCGTCCACAACTGGGCGACGGCCGATGAAGTTGTTGTAAACAGGCGACACGATTGGTGTTGGAAGAACACCGGGTGTGTCGGTTGTGACGATGTCTGGTGCAGCTGCGCGAAGTGCTTGGCTCATTTGGTGCCATGCGTCGCCACCAGCAACTGCTGCGGCGATGTATTCGACTGCTGTTGGGATTTCAACGTGCTTGCGAGCTTGTGCAAACACAATAGGGGCTGTTGGAACGATTTCAGCCGAAGCCTCAACCGCTGGGGTTTCTTGTGACATGGTTTCCTCCTCAGGAATGTCATTTGGGTTGGGTTCGACAGCGTCTTCCTCTTCAGGTTGAGACGCAGCGATTTCAGTGATCACAGCGTCCGCAAAAGCGGGCTGTGCCACAAGACTGATTTCGACAAGGTTGGCCTTGGTAACGACCATGGTGCCGTTCTTGTCATACTTGAACTTGACCGGTACTGCACCGACCGAGACAGAGTCATACGCGCCAGCCTTGACCAACTCAATGGCTTCATCGGCGGCGCGAGTCTTAGCAAACTTGGCTGTAAACAACAGGCCCTCATCGGCTTCGACAATCTCGGTGACAACACCACGCAGCTGCGTCATGTCGTGACCTTCGAGCAACTTAGGGGCCTTTGCGTTTACGTCAAAAGCACCCTTACGGAAAAGCACCGATTCACCGCTCGACACTGTCGCAGGCGTGTCCCAAGGTACAGCCACACCCGTGATGGTTCGGGGGCTTTCCTCACCTGCGGCAGCGTCAAGCGTGATGGGCACAGAAACAAACTCAATCATTAGCGTCCTCCATTGAACGATCACGGGAATCCTCGGCTACGCCTGCGTAGTCCTCCATGTTGAACTCGACATAACGACCGCGCGGCAACACGTTGTCACCCGACAAGGTCTGCTCGATGCAGTCAAGGTAAATGCGAGCACCGAAGAGATACAGGTCCTGACGAGCCTGCTCGGCGTTCTGGTAAGTAAATGACGACCCCTCCGCGGGGGCTGACACGAGGTATGCGGGGATGTTGCAAAGTCTACTGAGTTCGAGTGCCTGGTATTTGCGCTGATCAGAAATGACCTCTTGTGGGTTCTGCTTGTATTCACGGAACTCCACTTGGCGCGACAATGCGCCGATGGCGTTTTGTTTACGGGCGTTAGCCCAAGCCGACGCAAGAGATCCGAGGTCCTCACCGCTTAAGTCTTCGCCGTCAATTTGTTGCAAGTAGCCCGGCACGGTTTCCAGCTGGGCATACCGGTCGGCTGCGGCATCCAAGTAAATGCTGGTGTTGATAGCGCGTGCGCCAATCTTCAAGATTCCCTCAATCGGGCTGATGAACTGAATGACGTTGTTTACATCTATCGGTTGCCCGTTGAACTCAAGCTCGTCCGACGGGCCGTAAAACTGCGGATAGCCGGTCTGCTTAGTGCTTGACATGTTTGACGCGGGGAGCCATGTAAACGCTGCGGGAAAACCTTGTGCGCCAGAACCTTGCGGGGCGTAACGGCGGGTCACATAGGCATAGGCGACACCGTAGAAAAACAGGTCGCTAAAGATGTTTACATAGAAGAACGAGCGTGACACTTTCGGGTCTGGGCGTTCCATCCAAGGCTCAAGCGGTAAATAAATTTCCTCGTAATTGTCGCCCATCCACTGCTTCGAGTAGTGCTTCAACTCAAGCGAGCCAATGAGGCCTGCGATTAGATCACGACTGCGACTTACCGTCGGACAGGATAACGCCTTTATCTCGTCCGAGCCTGTCTGGTAGTACAGGAAGTTGCCAACATTGGCTGCACCAGCGGCAGCCTTGACGGGGGCGGCAGCGAAGTGCGCCGTTTCAACCTTGCGTGAGAAAATACCCATGTGGTCGAAGTCTGCCACGGGTTAGTTGCAAATGCAAGTACCTTACGCAGAAACTCCGAAGGCGACTCGACCCGACGATGGCGGGCGAGACACCAACGCAGTGGCAGCAATGAGACAACGTGCAGCTTCAATGGGCCCGGGCGACCGTTGGCTTGAGATCACGACCGAGTTTTGTGCGCGTACCAGCACAGCCCGACCGACATGTTCGGCAAGCATCTCACCGCCGTCGTGCTTTATCTTGTTTTCCCCAATAAGCGACCTGACGATTTGCGTCCACTTCAACAGCTCGCCGTAGCCCCACTCAATCTTGCGACGCTGGTATTTCTCAGGACAATGAAGCGCCAGCGACGGAGTAATCGCCAGCGTGACCTTCGGATCACCGTCAAGCACCCGGGCGATGTGTTCCCACAGCTGGGCGATGCTGTCCGTTGTGAACCGTACCGACACAAGGATTTCGCCTGCGGTGTTTTTCCGTGACCACACCCCGACGTACTTGGAGTCGTCCACAGCCGAGTCCACAGCCAAGATGGAGTTACCGCCGTCGTGGGTTAGGTCCTCGGCTACCCGGTCGCCCCACATGCCGACAGGCAACCACGACGATGCGGCCGCCACCCACAAGTTGCAGTGGGCACGGAGAAACTGGTTACGGTCGGGTGCCGACGCTGCAGCTTGTAAACCTTTGACCGTGATGGTGCGCCCAAGGCTTGGGTTCGCATAACCCCAATAGTTTGAGTCGAGCGGGTCCACCGACGGCATCGACCATTCAGCAAAATACAGGTCTCCTTGGGTGCCAGAGTCAATCAGGGCTAGTGCCTGTTCACGAAGTTTGAGCATTGCGCGCGAAGATTCGTCGCCAGCGGTGGAAGTCATCCAGCACATCGGACTAGGCACCGCAATCTGGCTGGGAAGAAGTGCGCCGAAAATAGTGGACTCGGACATGGCCCAGATTTCGTCCAGCAACAGAATGTCCCACGTCCCGCCGTGCTTCTTGCCGGTCGCAGACGTCACCTTGTAAACAGACCCGTCCACCATCTTGACCTGGTGCCGACCGTAGGCCCACGTCACCTTGCACAACCCAGACTCCTCCCACAACTCGAACGTTTCGCGCAGCTCCTCAAACACTTCGGTCGCAAGGCTCAACTCGTGGGCCGTGGAAAGGATGCGCACCGGGCGACCCCAAATGCGCGGCAACTCCGACAAAGCCCAGCCAACAATCGCAGCGTTCATGCTCGTTTTGCCGTTCTGACGCGCCGCACTAATCAAAGCCTTTGAGTGGATAAACGTCTGGTCGTTGCGCACCGTGAAAGCATCAGTCAAAGCGCGCTCCTGCCAAGGAAACAAGACACGACCCAAATGTTCCGCAGACCAAGCCGCAATAGAAGCCCCAAAGCTTTGACCCCCAGCAGTCGGCGTGACCAACCTCGGCTCAGTTCGCCCAAATAGTTCCGAAGTAATG